TGTGTGTTTTCGTATGTAAGTGTTTCTGCCATTATACTTGAGGTGGTTGTTCTGGTTGCATTTGTGGATTCTTACTTGGATCAAGCATCGGAGCCTTCATTAGATTAGGTGTCTGTTTGATTGCTTCCATCTCAGCTTGCTGTGTCATAGCCTGCTGCTGTTCTTGCTGCAGTTCTTGTACACTCTTCACTAGGTTTAGTACGTCTATACCTTGTGCAGCTGCGAGTCTCTTGATCAGTTCGTCAGGATTAATGTATTGTGTAATAGCTTCTGGACCCATTGTCTGGGCTATGGTCTGTAAGAATTGACCTAGTGCTTGTACATCCTGTCCTCTGCCGAGTGCGTTAATACCAGCTACAATGATAGGCTTTACCATACCCTTGGGTATACGTGGTATCTCACCTGTCTTCTGGAATACACTGAGCTTTCTATTTAAGTATGGTACTAAGAACTCAACCGTGAGTAATCCGAAGAGTCCCCCGAGCTGTTGCTCTAGTTCCATCTGTGTCATCTGTACTTCTTGTGCGGTAGTACGTTCGCTGTCTCTTACTGATAGGATCAAGAACGCTTCGTTCAATCTCCTCTCTAGTTGTTGCATCAACTGATAAGCGGTCTGGAAGTCAGCTGTCTTTCCAACTTGTATAACTCCGATGTCATCAGGTCGTCCTTGAACGATTGCTCCGTTGCCTGCTGTCGCCAGCGTCTGTGGTTTAGTGGTGCTTGAGGGTGATACTACAAAAACAACTTTAGCAGCTGCTGCAGAGCCTTCTACAAGTGCCTGAGACAATGCCTCGAGGGACTTGAGATCACCTATAAACTGACCTACTCTACCACGACCATAAGCTTCTCCATCTACTGTGTTAAAACGTAGTGGTATCCATGGTGTGCTATCGACTGGAGCTTTACTTCGTGACTCTTCTATTACTTGACCTTTTACTTCTTGATGCCAAACGTATCTGTTGTTCTCTCGCTTGCAGTGTGTGTATATATCACACTCTTCATCTTCGGGTTCGTCCGAAGTTACTAATGGCATCTCCTCTTCTTTAGGTAGATACTTATAGATTAATTTTTTGTTGATACGTTCTCGTGTGACTATCTCAATTACGTTTCCGTTGCCGTCTCGTTCTATAACGTAGCGATTTAGAGGGAATAGTTTTAACCCTGCCTTGCCCATAAAGATAAGTGCATTACCACCTACAACTAGATGTTGTAATGCTTGGTGTATTACTACACGATCATCTGATGCTGCGATAGCATCAAGGATGGTACGTTCTATCTTTGCAAATGATAAGTCAAGTTCTGATTTTATTTCTGGTCCAAAGTTTTCTCCTAACTGTGACTCGTCTAGCTGTAGCTTAAAGAAGCTAGTTTGTGGGGGTACTAAACTAAGAGAAAGCTTGGAAGCTAAGGCTACTACACCTTTAGCTCCCACACTTTGCCATGGAGTCTTGAGTTGTTTCATACCTTTAGAGTAATCTTCATGTCCTCTTATAAGGTAAGGTAGAGTAAGTTTGGTTGCATCTTCTGCTTCGGTTAGAAACTGGGAACGATCACTTGATAAAATGTCATACCTAGATTTCGCTGTCATTGTTCTATATGTTTAATGATGATATTCGTAAGCCAGATCTATTGAATGCGGCACGTGGTCCCATTCCTCTAGCCATCTCTTCTATTCTACCTGTCTTCACACCACCAACTTTAGCTTTCTTTTTACCCATACCATAGGATTGTGCTACACGTTGACGTTGTGATTGTTGTATCTGCATCTCTCTAGCTTGACGTTCTCGGTCTTGATAGTTTGTTATATCTCCTCGTAGACCTTTAATGTCACCTTGAAGATTACCTATCTGACCTTGGTAGCCGCCAATGTCTGATTGCAGCTGACCTATCTGTCCTCTATAGCCTCCAATGTCTGACTGTAGTCCACCGATTTGATCTCTGTAACCACCAATGTCTGACTGCAATCCGCTGACTTGACTTCTGTAATCACCGAGTGATGATTCATAACCACCTACCTGTTGACGGTAGTCTGCTATGGTACGTTCAAAGTCGCTGACTTGACCTTGGTATCCACCAATCTGAGATTGATAATTACCTACGTCGGTCTGGAAACCTCCTATCTGGCC